ATAAAATGGTTAGCAAGTATATTGCTTCTTATTAGTATGGTTATGACAGCAAACTTTGATTTACATCCATGGAATATTATGCTTGCTGGTCTTGGTACTACTGGTTGGTTTATTGTAGGTATGATATGGCATGATAGAGCACTTATAGTTATTAACGCAATTGCTACTGGCATATATACACATGGTACATTAATATATTATTTTGGAAAATATGTTCAAGCATAAACCAATTGACTTAGGTTATAAAGACCTAGCTACTAAATACATAGGTGGCAGACAATATGTTATAGAAAAAACAGATGCCAAGACTGTATACTATCCGTCAATCACAAATCTCCTTGGTAATCTAAGTAAGAAAGCTATACAAGAATGGCGAGATAGAATTGGTCATGAGGAAGCAAATAAGATATCAAGACAAGCAGCAAATCGTGGCACAGCTGTTCACGCTATGTGTGAATTGTATGTGAATAATGACCCTGATTATAACAGAGATGTTATGCCTAATATCGAACATGACTTCAATAGAATTAAAAATATATTAGACACAAGAATAGGAGTAGTATATGGACAAGAGTTACCATTATATTCTGACCATTTAGGAGTGGCTGGAAGAGTCGATTTAGTAGCAGAATTTGATGGTAAATTAAGTATTATAGATTATAAGACAAGTAAGAAGACAAAGAAATATGAATGGTGTCACACTTATTTCATGCAAGAATGCTTTTATGCTATTGCATGGGAAGAGAGAACAGGCATTCCTATCACACAATTAGTAACAATCATATCTGTAGACGATGCAGAACCTCAGGTTTTTATAGAACATAGAGACGACTGGGATAAAGAACTCGTTAAAGTCATACAGGAATACAAATAATAAGCACACTATTTCTGTGACAATAGCGGGGTACACCGCTCGTTAAACCTAGACCAGGTCAACCTTAAACTGGTATACCAATTCGTCCCATCTGGACCACTAAATAGTTACACAAGCGCCGCATTTCATGATATAATGATCCATATAAAGTTGAGAAAATAGGAAAATACATGAAAAAACTAGAGAAATTAATCGAAGAAATTGGCGCGTTAGTCCTTTTATTCGGTTTTGGTGTCAATGTGAGGTCTAAACCCGCTCCGGCACCATTAGTCAATTGGGTTGCACCGGCTGCGGTAGGAGTTAAATAATGGAAAGCGAAATTATCGTATTTTTAGTTTTATTGGGAAATTTATTTTTACATATATCTTTAGGGAGATTTTAAAAAAATGTTAGTTACAGATTTAATATATAGGTTGGTTTCACGTTCAGACACAACATGGTCTGAAACAGTTGAAGGCCATCCTGAACGAGATACCTTACATATAGGATTCTCGGGTGATGAAGACAGGCGAGAAACTGTCCGCTCAATCTTGCAACAAAGTGGTGTTCGATTGAGTGAAGTTGAACGCTTAAGGGAAGAAGGTGTTGTCTTAGATGTTGTCTTAGATGATTACTTTGTCGGACTTAGGTGTAGTTTAGAACGAGTCTGGTTGTTTACAGATTGGTCTCGTGAAACAATATTGAGATTTTAAGGAGAATTATGGCAACAGAATGGAAAAAACCAATTGAGAAGGTGAAATCACCTTATACTGAAAAGGAACTATTAACAATGTCCTTTAAAGAATATTGGTCACGTGGGTTAAGAGAGGCACATCCTGAGATGGAAATCAAAGGTGGTCATTTGGAATCTCCAGCTCACAAATGGTGGATGAAAGAACTACATAGACTTGCACCACAAACATTAACTAAATTAGGAGAAAAGTATGTTAGAGATTTATGCTGATTACAATAAAAAAACGATAGCTCTATTAGAGAAATATCGTAGTCCTGAATCACACGAAAGTATGTTCAAAGGAATTCCCATATCATTATATGATACGGTGACTCGTCTATTACCTATTAAAAAAAGACGAATTAAATTTAGAGGTACAAGCAAACCTGGTTATCGTAGACCAAGAGCTTATACTCTCAAAGCAATGGCTGATACATTTGCCATATATTATGACAATGATACTGTATTGTATCTAGGGAGACCAGAAGTGTAATGACAAAATCAAAATATTCGAAAGAAATCCAGGATTGGATTGATGCTGGTGGTAAGATTAAAGTAATCTCACCTGAAGAAACAGCTAAAACCCTTCGTCGACAAAGCGGAGGATATTTTAAGGGCAAGAGCGTTATGGGCCCATCTAAGAAAAAGGGGAAGACATCATGACATTTGAAAATATTTTAGTAATATCATTAGTAATTGCCAATGGACTTATTTGGAGTTGGGCTATACTGAGGATTGTTACATGAGTTGGGAGAAATGGAGTAAACGAAAAACCATCTATGAATTAGATGGTATTCGCCTACGCTCTGCCAGATTATGGTTAGACGAAGATGGCTTTCATCCGTTCTTAGACCAAGATGAATTAACACGTCCAGACTTACAGAAGTCTATGGGATGTAAATACGATGAGCTTCCGAAAGGAGCTTGGGCTATAATGGACAAATATGATGAAGCATTAGCAAAGAGGAGTAAATATGCTACGTGAAATAAATGACAAATTAATACTAACTGACTGCGATGGAGTCCTATTAGATTGGGAGTACCATTTCTATAAGTGGCTTAAGGAGACTGAAGGCTATGAGAGACTTGGTCCCGAGTATAACATTGGTAAAGCTATAGGTGTTGCACAGAAAACTGGTGCAAGGTTTGTAAACTTATTTAACAGATCAGAAGAAATGAAAAGGTTATCACCTATGCGTGATGCTATTAAGTACGTACGCAAATTACATGAAGAGCATGGATATATTTTCCATGTGATTACTTCTCAGACTAACTGCAAACTTGCACAAGAGTATCGTAAAGAAAACTTACGCAATGTATTTGGTGATGTCTTTGACGGCTTCACTATACTAAACACTGGTCAAGACAAAGACGAAACTCTTAAAAGGTGGGAAGGTACTGAATGTTTCTGGGTTGAAGACAAAGCTGCTAACATTAAGATGGGCAACGATGTTGGTCTAAGAGGAATTCTTATCGACCATAGTTGGAACAGAACTTGCACATACGAATGTGAACGTGCAAGGAAATGGAAAGATGTTTATGAAATTATTACAGGAGAAGCATAATGGCTTTAGTAACAAATAAAACTGAAGAGACTAATCACTTACGTGGTAAATCTAAGTTCTATGTTGCTGGTTGGGTAGCTAATCGTGAGTGTGAAAATCCTCAAGTATTACCCGAATCTTGCAAAGGTGACCCTGTCGTTGAGAAATGGCATGAAGAATACCTAAGCGGATATGGCGATTCATTTGCTAATGGCGAATGTTTAAGCCCACCGGTTGAAGATTAAAATGATATAAATAATCCTATATCACATAGGGTTCTACAATGTCGACTAATGATCGATTAGAAGTTCTTGAGACAAAGCTTAAGCACATCGGTATGATGGGGCAATGGTATCAACGGTACGATATTTCTAAGAGTGCCGAAGAATGTAAGGAGATTATTAAAGAAGTAAAAAAGGAATTGGATGAACCGAATGATATAAGTAGAAAATAAGTGGAGTAGATCTATGGCGTTGCTGGAAGATATTGTTGATTTTTGTAAGAAAGAATTGAATATACCTCAAGAGATTTTAATCTCTGTAGAGGTAGAAGATATATCAGAAGACAACGTTAAAGGTTGGACTACTGATTCTGCTGAAGATGATGAGTACGATATTGAAATAGATGCACGTCTTGGTTTCAAAGAAACTATCCTAACTGTGTGCCACGAGATGGTACATGTTCTCCAACTATACGAAAACCGTGAGCTTAATGAAAATGAAGCTTACGAAAAGGAAGAGTTACTATATAGAAAGTATATAAATAACTCCAAGTAGCCATCCCTACTATAAAAAGGATTTTTTGTTTAAATAAAAAAAGGAAAGTAATATGTTTAAAAAACTTTTAGTCGCGACGGCGGCAATGGCAGTATCTGCAACTTCGCTTGCTGGTATTAGTCTTTCGGGTTTGTACGAGGGTACACTAGATTCACATGGTGCTTACACTCAAGATATAACTACTACTATGAAAGGCACATCAGGAAGTTCTACAGTTACTGTAGTTCTAGATGGAGCTTTTGATATACATGATATGTATGTAGAAACAACTACTGGTCCTCTAACATTTAAGTTAGGTGATTCATCTGGAGATGATCCAGATTCAGTTTCTATTGGTGTTACAGCAACATCCGGTGGATTCACAGTAGGATTAAATCAAGTCTCAGGTGGTTCAACAACTCTCGATGTTGGTGGCGCACTTGCAGGTATTACATTTAATGTGACTGATGTTACAGCTTCAACTAGAGAAACTACGGCTACTTATGAAGCCGCTGGTGTAACAGCTAAAGTTGTGCATAATACAGTTACGGCAGGTAATAACATTGATACAACTCTAACGACTGTTCTTGGTGGTTTAACACTAAGTGCTAATCATGATTCAAATGCAGACGGCACCTCAGAAAATGAGGGTTCTGTATCTAAAGCTTTAGAAGGTTTAGGTACAGTTAAAGCAACCTTGTCTAAGACATCAGCTGATGTTACAACTAAGAAATTTAGTTTAACACGTGGTATCTGGACAGGCGAGTGGTCTAAGGTAGGAAGCGCAGATGGCGTTACTACTCTAAAGGCTAGCTTAGCATTCTAATCAGTTCGGGGGACTTTCCTTATTAAGTCCCCCACTTTTTTATGGAGATATTATGAATAATACAAAACTCATTAGTGAGTATATCCACCCGGATGGTGGTGTAGCAAAGATTTATAGAGTGATAACGGCTATGGACGGAGACCACTCATATTTTTCAATTACATATAAAGATAAAAATGGTGTTCGCATTAGGACTGAAGACTTTCCATATAAGTCTTTACACTATGTTCAAGATGCAGCAGAAAACTGGACACTAGGAATAAAACAATTATTAACAGAGGGATAAAATGTCAACTTTCGATTTTGGCTTTACGCTAGTAGATGAAGATGAGTTAGATGTTGCAAAAGAAGTTGCATCATCCTCAGCAACATCGGCAGCTACGCAAGACAGGCTAGACAATCTATACAATGCTATTACGCCTCTACTTAATAATCTTAAGGCAAATCCTGAGAAGGAATATATTAAATGGCCGAATAGAGTAGACAAGGTAGAAGCATTTGAAGGTCAAATATTAAAAATATATAAAGGTTAGTATGTACAAATGACCTTAACTGTGTTATAATAGTACTTACACACACTTAATAGGATTTACATTATGGCAAAACGTAAGATGACGGAAGCTCAACGAGCAGCCGCAGCAAAAAATCTAGCCAAGGCAAGAGCGGCTAAAAAACCTGCAAAGTATAAAACAGTTGCAGAAAATGTTCAAGCACTTGATGATGACCATGGCTTATCGATGGTCAATGTCAAGAAATATATTAAAGCCACTACTGAAAAGATGGCGGCATTACGACGTGGAATTCAAACTAATGAGAGAGGAGCTATTGCTAAGTATGAATCAGCAAGAGTTTATAGAACTCATTGCCAAACATACTTACGAGAAGGGGTATGGTCATTAGACTTTTATGGAGAGAATGAAGAGAAGCCAGTATTTTGGGCAACTCTTGTTCCGGCATATGATAAAGATGGGTTTAGAAAATAGTGGAGGACATCAATAAGAAAGCATTCTCAAATTTAGTTGAGAATTATGTTCGTACACATAGAGGTTGTCCATACATTGATGCAGTAATTCAAGTGTGTGAGGACAATGAAATTGATCTTAGAGATAGTAAGAAACTTATCTCAAAAGAGATTATAGAACATGTTGAGTTCGAAGCAAGAGAACTTAACTTATTACAAGGTGGTAATCCTACGTATGTATTACCTATATGACCGGATTTGAAGCATTTAAATTACACCATGCAATTAACCTCCATTTCAATGGAACTTACGATTGTTTTAAGTATAATTTTAAAACAAATATAAGTGAAAGAACTTATTGGAAAAGACCAGATAAATTTCAGTTAACTAAAATTGGTAAACGATTTAAGAAAAGAGATGATATCATTCTATATTTTGCTGCGCATCAAGTAGCAGGTAATAAGTTTAGTGGTGATATGGTAAGAGATGAAGAAGCTTATACACAGTTTTTAAAACGTATAGATAGTATAAGTTATTTGTTTAGAAACGAATTAGAAGAAATTTCAGATGTAAAGTTTGATACTCTTTTGGAGATAGATGAAACATATCCAAAAATAGTACAGCTTCATCTTGAAGATACGGTTTCATTAGAGACTGTATGCATATTGAATAGGCTAACAGGATTTATTGAGGAAGCCAATTCAAAAATAAGTGAGACCATTTTATGGCCTGACTTATATAAGAAGATAACTAAGTATCAATCATTTTTAAAGTTTGATGATTTAAAGATGAGACAAATTATCTTAGATATTTTCAAGTAGGTATGTACTTTTGCAAAAAGTATGATATAATGATACAAAGAAATATAAATTAATATAAATTTTTAAAGGAGATGTACAATGAGTTTTGCAGACTTAAAGGCTAAAGCTAATGACATGAGCGCATTAGTTGGTGCGGCCGGAAGCACCACAGAAAAGAAATCATACGGCGACGATCGTATGTGGAAACCCACGGTAGATAAAGCAGGTAACGGTTATGCCGTTATTCGATTCCTACCAACTTTCGAAGGTGATGACTTACCTTGGGCAAAGTACTGGGACCACTTCTTCCAAGGACCAACTGGACAATGGTATGTTGAGAAATCACTGACTACTATTGGTAAGGATGACCCTGTGTCGCAGATGAATTCTAAACTTTGGAATACAGGCATTGAAGCAGATAAAGATATGGCTCGTAGACGTAAGCGTCGCTTACACTATGTGTCAAATATCTATGTTGTTTCTGACCCTGAAAGTCCAGAAAACAATGGCAAAGTATTCTTATATACTTATGGTGCTAAAATCTTTGAGAAAATCATGGATAGCATGCAACCTAAGTATGAAGATGAAACACCAGTTAACCCATTTGACCTATGGAAAGGTGCCAACTTTAAAATGAAGATTGCGAACGTAGCTGGTTACAGAAACTACGACCGCTCTGAGTTTGGTGCAGCTGAAGCGTTAAATGCCGACGATAATGTATTGGAAGGTATTTACAATAAGCAGTATGCACTGAAAGAGTTTGTTGATCCAACATCATTCAAATCTTATAGTGAGCTTAATCTTAAGTTGACTAGAGTGTTGGGTGAGGAAGTTAAGTTAGGTGAAAATATTCGTGATGAAATTGACTATGTCGATGAATCTATGAAAGATAATCCACCTACCTCTGACCCTGTTGCGGTTGCTGCTGATCCAGTAGCTCGAGCTGATTCAGATAATGATGACACTATGAGTTATTTTGCTAAACTAGCAGCTGAAGCTTAAATAGTTTCTCTTTAAGCCCTCTTCGGAGGGCTTTTTTTTAATTAGCAGTATCGACTATGACTTCTTGTAGATATTCACTCCAGCCTGATACTGTTGCTCTATATGAATATGTCACACCATTATAGTTAACTATGTTTGGCATTGTAGCTCCACGAACATTCTCTCCTTGTTGTCTATTTAATTGAGTTGCGGCTGCGTTATAATCATGTA